GTGAGCGAACAGAGCGTGACGCACCGTGAGAAACGCCCATGAAACTCATCGACGCGGAGGCGGCGGTGGCAGCGGTGCTCAAGTCGCGTAGGTACGAAATGGTGTCAATGACTCGTTGCGGAGAAGCATGGCAGGATCTTGAGCGCGATGACGAGTACGGCGAATGGATACACCTGGACGATATTATCGAAGCCATCCGCTCCCTCCCCGCGCAAGAGCCGGGGCAGCCATGGACAAGGGAGGCGTTGGCGACCGCGATGTACGAGGCGTTCGGTCGTCGCCATTCAACGAGGCCAACGCCAGAGCCGCTTGTTCGCGAGCGGTGGCTGTCCATCGCAGACATCGCGCTGTCACGCCCGCTAGCGCAAGAGCCGAAGGGGGTGTGCGTGGCGGAGGGGCGCATCGACAGTAAAAGGTGTGCCGTTGTAGACGCGGACGACTACGCGCTGGTGTGGATGTTGCGGGGGCGGTTCAACGCGCTAGCCACCGCACGTAACGGCCACCGCGTTCGCGTGTGGGTCGAGGACTTGGGAGACGCGCCATGACCCCACGCAAGCGCGAGAGTGCCCGTGAGCGGGACGAGAGGATTGTGGCGAAGGCGGGCTCGTGGGGAAGCTACCAGTTGGAAGCAGAGAATGTATGGCCTTCAAATCTTCCGGACGACGACGAAGACCACATCGGCAGATACGACACAGCACACCAACGCGCGTGTGATGCCGCAGTCCGCATTCTCAACCGCATTGCGAAAGGAAAGCGCGATGACTAGCCGAGAAGCAGAGATCGTTCGGCTCGCAATCGAATACACGGCAGCGAAGAACGCCGCGTGGGAGCGCGGGGGCCTCGTCGACGAGCGCAAGTGGTTACACGCACTGTCGGTGCTCACCAAGATGGAGGCGCTGTGTGCCGCCGCAGCCCGAGGCGACGATGAGTAGCACGCAGCCGTTTGAGTTTCACATCTCGCCCGACAGCGAGGGCGACAAGATCGGCTGCTCGTGCTGCACGGTCTATCGCGGTGAGGCGTTTGTTGTGTCGGATCGATTGCGGCAACCATTCGGATTCTGCCGCATCTGTCTTCGCCGAATGCGCGCGACATTGAAAGCCGCCGAGAAGGCGCTGCGGTTGCCTGACCCCACGAGAAGCCGAGGTTCTTCAGTTAGTCGCGAACGGTTACGCGAATAAGCAGATGGCCGCAGAGTTCGCCGTCAGCGTCTCTACCATCGAGAAGCACCGGCAGCACATGATGGCCAAACTCGACCTGCACGACACGGCCGGGGTGACGCGCTACGCCATCTTTGCGGGGGTGGTGGATGCGGGCGGGTTGAGGGGAGGTGGGGAGTGAGTGATATGCGAATTGGTGGCTGTCCAGTCTGTGGCGGTTACACCGAGAATGACTGTGACCCACGTTGTATGACCTGCAATGGCGGCCGTCCAAAACCACAACCTAAACGCGCTTCCTGCCCCGACTGCTTGGCGTTGGCGAAGACGATGCGCGCAATGTTTCTAGAAGACCCCGCCATGCCAACACTGTTCGTTAAGTTTCTCGACGCCTTCATCAAGGAGCGTGAACGATGAGTGGCGCGGAGGAGGCACGCATGAAGTTGTGGGAGTTCATTCTTGTGGTGATCGGAAGCATAGTGGGGACAGCTCTCGCGATGCGAGTCCTGGTCGACAGGGCCATCAAGGACGTATTCAGGAATCGACGGTGAAACAGACGCCAGCCCAAATCTGCAAGCAGAGGCTCGAGTTTTACGAGCTGGTGAAGGACATTCGCGCGCTCGGGGTTTCTGTGATACCGGAGCTTCGCTTCCATCAAAAGAGGAAATGGAGATTCGATCTCGGCTTCCCAGATCTCCGCGTCGCGCTGGAGATCGAGGGCCTCGGTGGCAGACACCAATTCACCGGAGGGTTCGTAGGCGATATCGAAAACTACGGGGAGGCATTTGCCCTCGGCTGGAACGTCCTTCGCGTTACCAGGAAGGACGTTGGTAACGGGACCGCACTGCGCTGGCTTTCTGCCTATCTATCTGGAGTCAAGAACGGGGCACGCGGAAGTGGCTAGGGTAGGCCGACCTAAAACGGACCACGCCGTCGCCGGGTGTACCAGTTGCGGCGGGCCTAGGGACCGGAAGTCGTCGAGGTGCTTGAGGTGCAAGGCTACCTCACGTCGCCAACTTCGAGCCAGAAATCCTCAGGGCGCGAGGGATGCGTGTCGACGCTGGTATGTGAAGAATCAGGCTCGCTTACGAGAGATTGGCAGGAAGAACTACCAGGCGAACAAGAGGAGAAGGATTGACCTCGCGACGGCGTGGCAAAGGGCGCACCCGAAAACAAATAGGACGACGAAAAAGGATAGGTGTCGATCGCTATTCAACCGGGCGGTGGCCTCCGGTCGCATAGAGAGGGCCGAGTTTTGCAGCCGGTGCAGCGCCGTCGGAGTGATTCACGGCCACCACCGCCACGGCGAGAGACACCGGATTGCCGGGGGAGACGGCGATGGCTACTAGGGGCGACGGGAAGAAGCGGCCGATGTGCAGGCACTGCTTCGCGTTCATCGAAGTTCAGGCAACCATCGAAGGGGATCACGTCCCACTGAATTGCGACGGATCGAAGCATCGATGCCCCGGAGCTATCGATGACGAGCGCGCGAAGCAGAGGCGCGACTATCTTCGGGAGCGGGCGAAGACAGACCCGTCTCCAGCTCTGGAGCTGAAGGTGACCGAGTGATTAACCACGTCTACACGCTCACGGATGACGAAGCCGCGTGCGCTGCTGTCGTGGCTCGAAGGCGAAACCGATTTAACGCGGGACAGACCAACTTGCCGGGAGGAGAGTCGGCAAGCGAATCTGATCGCCTCTTGCAACACTACATGGCGGCGATGGCTGAGATCGCCGTATCCCGCGTCACGAATCTCTGCTGGACAGGGTGCGGGCGGGGCTCTGACGGTGTTCCAGACGTTGGTCGCGCGCTAGAGGTGAGGTCGGTGTCGCGAAGAGGGCTTGGACTCTTGGCGCGGCGGAAAGACCGGGACGATCTTCCGTGTGTTCTTGTCCTGGTCGAGCCGAAAGCGCAATGCACGATTCTCGGATGGGAGACGTATGGCGAAGTGAAGCGCCGTGGTCGAGGAAGAGACCTCGACTCCGAGCGGCCATGCTGGACTCTACCGGCTGACAAGCTGAGGCCGATCGAATCGATGTTCCTAGAGTCAACCAACTGCACCAAGTGCGGCGTGGAGCGCGGCAAGGGCGCGATCGTTCACGCCTGCTTCAACTGCAACAAGATCCTGTGCTGGCGCTGCTACTGGAGGCACGAGCCCGAGTGTTACGAACGACGTGGAGGGATAAGTGGCAAAGAGGGTTCCGATTGACAGCCCTGAGGACGTTGAGAAGATCACTACCGGCTACGAAGACCTAGGCTTGGTCCCGAGCTGCGGGTGCTGCGCGAAGTCGATGGAAGCCGGGGACGCCTACTGTCCATTCCTCGTGTGGAATGACGCCTTCGGTGTTCGCCTATCGATACCGATCTGCTTACCGTGCGTGGAGCTGATGGAAAGGAGTCAGGTCGTAGAAGCCCTCGTAGCGACCAACTGCGACCACATAGGAGCGGTCGCCTTCAATCGCTGGATACGAGAGACTCGGCTGTCAGCCCTGGGGACGGTCCATTGAGAATCAGGACGATCAAGCCGAGCTTCTTCACGGACGCCACGATCATCGGTCTGCCGTTCGAGGCGCGACTGGCGTTCATAGGTCTGTGGTGCCACGCCGACCGGGACGGTCGTCTCGTCTGTCGAGCGCGAGATCTCAAGCTGTCGCTGTTCCCCGATCAGCCTATAGATTTCAGCAAAATGCTGTCACTGATGAGCGACGCCAAACTCATACAGCTCTACACAATAGATGGCGAGGCATACATCCAAATCGTGAACTTCAACAAGCACCAGATCCCACACGTAAAAGAGAAGGCCAGCACCCTGCCAGCACCGGGCGAGCATAGTGCTAGCACGGTGCGAGCACCAGTTGAGCCGCTCTGGTCTGGGAAGGGGAAGGGAAGGGAAGGGAATGGAGTAACTACGTTAGCTTCGTCTCCTAGCGCCAAAGTGATCAACGGGGCTCTCTGGTACCCGATATTAGGCCCGCGGAAGACTTGGCCGCTCGAACAGGAACAGATCGACGAGTGGGCCAAGCTCTACTCCGGGGTCGACGTGATGGCTGAGTGCAAGAAGGCTCTCGCTTGGGTCTCTGCATCGAATCTCAAGAAGACCGAGCGTGGCATGAACCGGTTCCTGGTGAACTGGCTGAACCGGGCCACGGATAGAGGCGGCGGAACAGGCACTACCCCAAGGCAGCGATACGAGACGTTGGGAGAGGGCAACCGACGCAGGCTCGGGATCACGGAGGACTGACATGGAGGCCACGGACAAGGCAGCGTTCAACCGGAGGATCACGCGGCTTGCAGACGTGTTCCAGCGCCCACTCGAAGCCGGGATCGCTGACTCCTACTTCCTCGCGTTGAAGCCCTACTCGCTCGAAGCGATTGACCGTGCGTTTCAGAAGGCGATCGAGGAGTGCGACTTCTTTCCGAAGCCAGTCGAGCTGCGATCGATGTGCAGCGTTCCAGAAAGGCCGAAGGCTTACGACAAGGACGATCGCACCTACGCATGTCTCGAATGCCGCGATGTCGAAGTGATCATCCGCGAGCGGCACGACAAGGACGGGAAGAGCCTCGGGATGTTCGCATCGCCTTGTGGATGCATCGGAGGCCAGCACCTGAGAGCGTCGTGGTCGAAGGAAGACTCGAAGGGATTCTCGTTCGCCGACTCGGCGAAGAACAACACGGTGAAGCTGAGGTCTCTATGAATCGCGTGGCAACGGAACGGAGGAGGCGCTACCGGATCGGCAACTTGATCCGCGTCGTTCGAGAATCGAAGGGGCTGAGTCGACGCGAGCTGTCGGAGCTGTCGGAGATTCACATCAACACGATCGAGCGCGTAGAGCGCGGGACTGTCGGAGGAAAGCGCGAGACGATCAAGGCGATCTGTGGCGCGCTCGGAGTGGAGGTGCAGGCGTGAGCGCGCGTGGACTTGCATCCCTTCCAGCGCACATGCTCCATCGCAGTGAGTTTGGTGTTCACATCGGAGAAGGCGAGCGCCGCCACTACGTCACCTGGAAGCATCTGGGGGCTAGGGGCGGAATCAGGACCGGCAGGCAGGTCTGTCTTGCCGCTCACTACACGGGGAGGCGTCTTCAGCCAAGATCGACTCACGGTGTGTACGTCCTGGCCTGCAAGGGAAGAGTCGTCTATGTGGGGACTAGCTCCTGCTCGCTGGCGATGGGCCAGCTCCGTGGGCAGACTACCGCTTGCGTACGATCAGGATCAGGCTCCGTGGAGTGTGCGCCGTATCGACTCGAAAGGCGAAGCTCCTCGTCGGGGAAATGCTGCGCTTGAAAGGGCGATGGCGCGGGGTGGTGTTCTACGCAACCCGTCTAGAGAGAACGGGGGTCTTGTTTTCGCCCCGTAGACATCGCGTGAGGTAGAGTAAAGCCGTCAACTGGGGCCTCCACCGCAGGTGACGGGCGAAGGGGGCCTGGGTTCGCCATGGGCCCAGGTCCCCAACGCTTTCCCCAGCCATAAACCACACCAATGCGATCCATCAAAAACACATATGTGTCATCGCAGAACGCGCATATGTGGAATCACGAAGTCGAATAGGTGCTTGTTCTGGTTGACAGTTTTTGGCTGTAGGTCTACCCTCGGCGCATGGGACCTATAGGTTTTCCCAAAAGCGAGTATGTGTGAAGCAGCGTGGCGCAGATGTGCGGCCTCGTAAACTCCGCCAGGATCGTCACGCTGGCCCTGGGAGACCCCAGGGGTCGGACAACGCCCTAACGCTCGGCTCCGTGGCAGCCATCAAGTCCCTGAGGCATCGGGTGCCCAAGGATCTCCCCGCCGAGGTCATCGAGGTCGCCGACCGGGCTCTCGGGACCGTGATCGCCGTCATGGACGGCTCCGTGGTTCACGACACGATGTCGCGGCTGAGCGCGGCCCGTTACGTCCGCGAGGAGATCTGCGGTGCGATCCCGCAGAAGACCGAGCTGAACGTGATCGACAACCTGGCCGAGCGCATCAAGCAGGCGAGGGAGCGACGTGGCTCAGGCAGCTGAGCGCCTGTCGAGCGAGGAGACCCTCATCCTCGACATCGACCGCTTTCAGCACGACCCGCTCGGGTACGTCGAGTACGCATTCCCTTGGGGACGCGGCGAGCTGTCGGCGCACTCCGGGCCGAGGCAGTGGCAGCGCGAGGTGCTCGAAGAGATCGGCGCGAAGCTGAGGGCGAACGCGGAGATCGGTGTGTGGGACGCGGTCCAAGAGGCCGTAGCCTCTGGTCACGGCGTCGGAAAGTCAGCTCTCGTCGCGATGCTGATCATGTGGGCGATGTCGACGCACGAAGACACGCGCGGCATCGTCACGGCGAACACCGACACGCAGCTACGCACGAAGACCTGGCCTGAGGTTGCGAAGTGGCACAGGCTCGCGATCAATGGGCACTGGTTCGAGCTGACGGCGACGCGCATGTGCTCGCGCTCGAAGGGGCACGAGGACAACTGGCGCATCGACATCATCCCGTGGTCGGAGAACAACACCGAGGCGTTCGCTGGCCTGCACAACGAGCACAAGCGCATCCTGATCATCTTCGACGAGTCGTCCGCGATTCACGACAAGATCTGGGAAGTGACCGAGGGTGTTCTCACCGACGACAACACAGAGATCATCTGGTTCGCTCCAGGCAACCCGACCCGTCAGACCGGGCGCTTCGCCGATTGTTTCGGTCGACTGCGCCACCGCTGGACAACGCGACACATCGACTCTCGCAAGGTCGAGGGAACGAACAAGCAGCAGATTGACAAGCTGGTCGAGGACTACGGCGAGGACAGCGACATCGTTCGTGTGCGTGTCCGCGGAGAGTTCCCGCTCCAGGCCGACTACCAGCTGATTTCTCAGGCTCATGTCGCGGTGGCTCGGAAGCGCGCTGTCGTCTTCGATCACAATCAACCGATCGTCGCAGGCCTTGACTTCGCTCGCTCAGGTGCGTGCGAGACCGTTCTTGCGTTCCGGTGCGGTCGCGATGCCCGTGGGGTCAAGTGGTGGATGTGGCGCGAGCGCGACAGCGTCGTTCTCGCGAGCAAAATCTCGATGGTCATCGAGGACATGCGGAAGGCTGGCCTGCGCGTTCATACGCTGTTCTGCGATGGCGGCGGGCTCGGTGGTCCGATCATCGACATCCTGTCGCACTCCGGGTATCCAACGCGAGAGATCCTGAACGGAGCGAAGGCGTCAGACCAGTCGGCCTACGTGAACAAGGCCGCCGAGTGTTGGGGCCGCATGCGCGACTGGCTGGAGATCGGTGCGATCCCAGACGACCCAGAGCTAGAGCAGCAGCTGGTCTCGCGCGATTACATCTGGAATTCAAAGACCCTACAGCTCGCGCTCGTGTCGAAGGACAAGATGCTGGCCGAGGGCTTGCCGTCTCCTGATCGCGCTGACGCACTGGCGTTGACGTTCTCCGAGTACATCGTGGCATCAACCAACCTCGCGTCGAGCATTCCGTCCGACAAGTGCCTCAACGATCTCAACGACGAACACCCTTGGAGGGACGACTAATGGGCGCACCGAAGATGCCGAAGCAGCAGGCGACGCCGCCTCCAGGCCCGAACCTCTTGGACCCTACGGTCCTGTTCGCACGTCAGCGCCAGAAGCAGAAGGCGATGCAGGCGACCGGGCGTCAGTCCACGATCCTGTCGAAGCCTCTCGCAGCGCCGCCCTCGTTGGCCCCGGCTGCCGGGTACTGACGTGTACAACGCTGGCGTACGAGAGAAGCTCCTGATCGCGAAGGAGAAGCGGCGCACCTCGAAGCGAGCGTTCATGGATCGGTACAACCGACTCGTGAACGATCGCAGCACCTGGGTGCCGCACTGGCGTGACATCGGTGAGCACATTCTGGCTCGACGCATGCGCCTGCTCTACGACAGCGGAAAGCGCAACTTCGGTGGCAAGGTCAATCAGAAGATCATCAACTCGACCGCATCCCAGGCTCTTCGCATCCTCAGCTCGGGGATGATGAGCGGCATCAGCTCGCCAGCTCGCCCGTGGTTCCGACTCACGACTCCGTACCCGGAGCTGATGAACGTCGAGTCCATTCGCGGCTGGCTGCGAGCGGTTGAAGTCCTGATGCGGAGCGTGTTCGCGCGCTCGAATATCTACTCGATCCTGCAGCTGACCTACCGAGATCTCGCAGCATTCGGCATCGCCGCCCAGTGCGTCGAGGAAGACGATCGCGATGTGATCCGCGGCTACAGCTACCCCATCGGGTCGTACGTGGTACAGAACGATCACAGACTGTCGGTCGACACGATCTACCACGAGAAGTGGATGACCGTCGGCCAGATCGCTGAAGAGTTCGGGTTCGACAACGCGAGCGTTGGTCTCAAGGCGAAGTGGGAGAACAACGAGATCGACGCTTACGTCCGCATTCTGCACTGCATCGAGCCCAACGAGACCTATGACGCCTCGCAGTTTGGAAGGGCCGGGAAGAAGTACCGCAGCGTGTGGCTTGAGTACGACTCCGGGACCGAAGATGGTGAGCCGCTGTTCGAGGCCGTCGGCTTCAACGAGTTCCCTGCGATGGTCCCTCGGTGGGATCTCACAGCAGAGGACACCTACGGGAACAGCCCAGGCATGGACGCTCTCGGCGACATCCGCGCCTTGCAGCAGCTGGAGCGTCGCAAGCTCACGGCTCTCGACAAGGTTGTGAATCCTCCGATGACCGCGCCCGTAGAGCTGGAGCGCAAGAAGCGGTCTCAGCTCGCTGGCGATGTCACATTCCTCTCGAACGCTGCTGGCGGTCAGAAGTTCGAGCCCGCCTACCAGATCGACTCGCGCGTGGTCATGATCCGCGAGGAGATCCTGATCCACCAGAACCGCATCGAGAAGGTCTTCTACAACGACCTGTTCCTCATGCTGGCGAGCATGGATCAGGCGCAGCCGATCACGGCGCGCGAGGTCGACGAGCGGCACGAGGAGAAGATGCTGCAGCTCGGGCCCGTGCTGGAGCGCCTGCATGACGAGCTGCTCACGCCCCTCATCGATCGCACGTTCGAGATCATGCTGCGTCGCGGGATGATCCCTGAGCCTCCGATCGAGCTGCAGGGCATGGAGCTTAGGGTCGAGTTCATATCGATCCTGGCCCAGGCCCAGAAGCTCCTCGGCACGATCTCCGTCGAGCGCCTGGTGTCGTTCGTCGGGAACATGGCCGCGGTGTTCCCCGACGTGGTGGACAAAATCAACTCCGACAACGTGGTCGACGACTACGCCGACATGCTCGGGACTGATCCCGACGAGGTCGTGACCGGCGACGAGCTGGCCGCGAAGCGTCAGCAGCGAGCGCAGCAGCAGCAGATGGCGGCGATGGCCGCGATGGCGAAGCCAGCGTCCGATGCGGCGAACGCAGCGTCGAACCTCGCTGCGGCCGACCAAGGGCAACCGGGAACGCTTGACTCTCTCGTTGGGGCGTTGCAGCCATGAGCGAGAAGGTGGAGCCCCTCAACGAGGTCACCAAGATCGGCGAGCTTGGCGATGAGGCCAAGGTCGGGAAGATGCGAGACAAGGACGCTCTTGCGATCGAGCAGGAGGAGCACGACATCAAGGCCGTCATGCAGACGAGTGAGGGGCGGCGATTCGTGGCGACGATCATCAAGGACTGTGGGGTCGGGGACATCGCGTATCGCGAGTCGGGCCGACTCACGGCATTCGCACTGGGTCAGCAGAACTTCGGGCACATGCTGGTCGCAAAGCTGCGGACCTACTGCCTGGAGCTGATGCGACTCATGGAAGACGAGGATCGCGATGAGCGGAAACGCAACTGAAGTAGCAACGCCTGCCGCGCCTGTGGTTCCGGCCACACCAGCAGAACCCGCAGCTAAGTCTGCGGCAGCAACCGAAACGAAACCGACCGAGACTCCAGCTCCAGCTGCCACGCCCGAGGCGAAAGCCGCAGACGGCACCGCGCTGACGCAGGGAACACCGGCCGAGATCGTGTACGACATCAAGGCCCCGCAAGGAGTCGACCTCGACCCTGAGGCAGTCAGCTCGTTCGTGGATTTTGCGAAAGCAGAAAAGATCCCGGCAGAGCTGGCGCAGAAGTTCGTCGAGTACGGCGTGAAGCATCAGGCCAAGATGGCTGAGGCCAGCGAGAAGGCCCTGGCCGATCAAGTCCTCGCGGACGAGAAGGCCGGGTTCGACGAGCTGAAGAAAGACCCCGAGCTGGGCGGCTCGAACTACGAGCAGACCTTGAAGCTCGCGGCAGAGGGGTTCCAGAAGTTCGCGACGAAGGACGAGATTGCGTTCATGGAGAGCACGAGGCTCGGCAATCGCGTTCCGATGATCAAGCTCTTCCATCGCATCGCCCTCGCATTCCGTGAGGACCGTGGGATCGGAAGGGGAGCAGCAAACCAACCCGCAGGCGCAGGCAAGAGCGATGAGGCCACGCTGAGGGAACTGTACCCGAACAGCCCTGAGTTGTTCGGAGACAAGAAAACGGAGAACTGACAATGGCAGAGCTGAATATCACGGACCCGACCCTGCTCGACATGGTCCGTCGGCAAGACCCCGACGGCTCCATCGCGCAGATCATCGAGATCCTGTCGAAGAAGAACCCCATCCTCATGGATGCGGTCGCGAAGGAGGGCAACCTCCAGACGGGGCATCGATTCACCACGCGCAACACGGAACCGGCGCTCGGATGGCGGCGGTTCAACGACGGCGTCGTGCCGTCGAAGAGCACCACGACCCAGTACGACGAGAGCTGCGGGATGCTGGAAGGCTTCTCGTACGTCGACTGCGGACTCGCGGAGCTGAACGGGAATCAGGCCGCGTTCCGGGCCTCAGAGGACAAGGCGTTCCTGTCTTCGATGAACAAGGAGGTCGCTCGCGCTCTGATCTATGCGAGCGTCGACGACAACCCCGAGGAGATTCACGGGCTGTCGACTCGGTACGACACGCTCACGACGCCGAACGTGATCGACTACTCCGCCATGACTGGTGCGGTCGCCGACTCCGGGGCGGACAGCACGTCGATCTGGTTCGTGTGCTGGGGCGAGGACACGACCTACATGATCTATCCGAAGGGCATGAACGGCGGGCTCGTGTCGGAAGATCTCAGCAAGCAGATCGTCGACGCCGGTTCGTCCAAGAAGTACACCGCGTGGGTCACCCACTGGAAGTGGAACCTGGGCTTGTGCGTCCAAGATCGACGCCAAATTGCCAGGGTCTGCAACATCGACTCAAGCGCGATCCAGACAGCCACAGACGCCGAGATGGCTGTCCTCATCAATGCCATGGTCAAGGCCTACTACCGGCTGTACGACCCCAACGCCGGTCGGTTGTCGATCTACTGCAATCGCGTCGTGGCCGAGGCCCTGCATCGCGGCGCGATGTCGAAGGCGTCCTCGCAGCTCACGCTCGAAACCTTCGCCGGGAAGCCGGTCACGGCGTTCCTCGGATACCCCGTTCGGGTTGTCGACGCCATCCTCAACAACGAAACGTCGCTGGTCTAAGCGGGACAAGGGAGAATAGAAAATGCTTTTGGACAAACAGAACATCTTCAGCGACGTGCTGCTCTCGTCGATCACGGCCGCGTCGACGACACTGTCGGATGTCATCGACCTTCTCGGTGGCGGGACAGCGCAGAGTGACACGTTCGGGGGCGCGCTCTCGGACATCACTCCCAACCTCGCCGATCTCGACATCGTCGCGATCATCACCGACGCAGCGGCTGCTGGTGGCACAAGCCTTCAGCTCCAGCTGGTGACAGGAGCAACGTCGGGCGCAGTCACGACCGTCGTTCACACGACCGCAGCTATCCTGACGGCGGCTCTCGTTCCCGGCTATCGGTTCGGCATCGAGATCCCCCGTGGGTTCCCGATGCAACGCTGGATTGGCGTGAACCGAATTCAGGCTGGCACGGCGTTCACCGGAGTCGGACGCCTCATGCTTGCGGTCGTGCCGCGTGGTGGACAGCAGACGGCGCAGGCGTAGGGAGGACTGATGGCCAAGAAGTACATTTTGGAGCACTCCGCCTTCTACGGTAGGGGTCACTACTACAAGCCGGGAGAGCCGTTCGAGCTTCCTCCAGGTTGTAAGCCGCCGACTCACGCCATCCCGTACGAGGCGTACGTCGCGCCAGAGCCCGTCGCCGACTCGAAGCCCGCGCTCTCTGAGATGGGCAAGGTCGAAAAGTCGTCGAAGCGCAAGGACTGACAACGCACCAACTTCCGGCCCACCTCCGAAAGGGGGTGGGCCTTTCGAGGCGATCATGGCCGACAAATCGAAGGACAAGCCAAAGGGAACGGTGAAGATGGGCGGCACAGGAAAGATCCAGCGCGTGCCCACTCCGCCGAAGAAGAAGAAAGTTCCGGACAGCAAGGGTCGGTACGCCTAGCATGGGCGCGAAGGTGGACAGGGCGATCAAGTCCGTTCAGTCGAGCGGAAAGTCAAAGTCCATTGCGATCGCCATCCTCAAGTCGAAGGGCGTGATCCACCAGTCGGGAAAGCACCTCGCTTCCGGGTCGAAGAGGAAGAAGTAGGTGAGGGCCCCGTGGTTCGGAAAGAGCGATGAGGCCGTAGCGGCTCGCGCTGCTTCGGCTGTAGCGGCTCGTACGAAACGCGGAGCGAACCCGCTCGGTGATCCAGCTCCGCAGAAGAGCGCGCTGCAGAAGAAGGCTGCGACACGAGTCAAGGGCCTGTTCGAGAACGACCGAGACTCGAGAAAATTCAGAGAGCGGTTCAACGCGGGATGGAACCCGGTTCGTGCTCACACGCCGGAGATGGCGAAGCTCGACCAGGCTCTCCAGCTCGCGGACGAAGTGGACAAGGCAAACGGGGTACAGCATTCCAGGTACGCCGCAGAGCAGCGCGCGGCCTGGAGGAAGTCGCTCGGTGGAGCGGAGGGACGATGAAGAAGTCAATCTCGCAGACCGCGCAAGAACGCAAGGACAAGCTCACGGGCAAGGGCCAGGACGCGAAGAGCATCGAGAACCGCGTCCATTACGAGAGCATGAACGACGAGGGCTTCACTCGCGGCGGCGGCAAGGCCCCGGCCACCAAGCCGAAGACCAAGAAGTAGCGCATGGCCTCGCAGGTCGACATCTGCAACATGGCGCTCGGTCGCATCGGCGCGCGACAGCGCATCGGGTCGATGAACGAGCAGAGCGAGGAGGCTCGCATCCTCAAGCTCGTCTACCCACAGATCCTCGGTCTCACGCTCGAACAGGTGGACTGGGGATTCGCTCGTCGACGCAAGGCCCTGACGCTTCTTGAGACCGACCCGAACGACTTCTGGGCGTTCCGCTACGAGCTTCCTGCGGACTGCGCGTGCCCGCGCAACATCCAGGGCTTCACCCGCAACCCAACCATCGAGGAGCTGATCCCGTGGGAGGTCGAGGGCGAGGACGATCCGGCGAAGCGGACGATCTTCTCCGACATGGAGGAGGCCGTCCTCCAGTACACGCGCAACGACGTTCCTACCGGATCGTATCCATCGCATTTCGTACACGCGCTCGCGTGGAACCTCGCCGTCGAGATCGCGATGCCGCTGACCGGAACCACGGATGTCGTGTCGTACGCGATCAACGCAGCGAACGCCGCGGTGATCCAGTGCGGATCGATGTCAGCGAACCAGCGCCAGCCAGACGACGCCAGGGAATCCGAATTCGTCCGCGCCCGTGATGGCGGCGTGGACACGACGATTAGGGCCAACCATTCGTAGGGGGACGGATGCCGACTCCTATCCAGCAGTCAACCCTGTCTGGCGGCGAGCTTGCGCCGTCTCTCTACGGCCGCGTCGACATCGAGCGTTACAGGCAGTCGGCTGCTCTCGTTGAGAACTTCGTAGTCGACCCGCACGGGGGTGTTAGGAACCGGCAGGGATCTGAGAAGTTCGGAGAGTGCAAGTTCGACGACGGCTCGACCTTCCGTCTGATCACGTTCGCACCTTCGGCCGAAGAGAGTTACGTCTTGGAGTTCGGCCATCAGTACCTAAGAATTCACGACAAGGATGGACTGCTCTACTCGGGCGGGTACGCTGCGCTACAGGTCAACGATAAGGTTCCGTTCGATGGCTACGCTGGCAACACGTCGTTCGTCTACGACGACTTCCACGGCCAGGAGTTCATAGGAGATGCCGTCAGCCCGTTCGAGATTGGAAAGATAGGGTTCAAGCTCGTAAGGAGCTTCGGCACGAAGTTCTCAAACGCCAAGGTAGCGATCTTCACGAACGTCGCTGGCCTCCCTGGCGTCGAAGTCCCAGGGCTCGGGTTTAACGACTTCCAGTCTATGGAGGACGTTGACCTTGCCACCGTTCCCCACATTGGGACAGGGGTGGATGGCGGCTGGGTCTACTTCAAACTGAAAGACCCAACGGCTGGAGCGGCCCCGTTCGCACCGGGGACAATCCTCCACGCAGTGATCCGTCTCGACCACTTCGTTGACGCAGAGCAGCTCTACTACCGAGTGACAAACTCTCAGGGCGACCTATTCCCTGGCGGGCGGTACTCGCGCAAGGCAGACACGATCGCAGCGGTGTGGACCCTCCAGGCCGCTGGCCTAGACCTGTGCTTTGGCGTGTTCAATAACGACCAACCGGCCGTCGTCGAGCTGGTAACGCCGTGGACTGCGACCACCCAGGACGATGAGGGGACCGAGTCACAGATCTCCAGGCTCACCGTGACGCAGTCGGTTGACGTGATGACCATCGTGGACGGGACTAAAATCAACCACGCCTACGAGCTGAAACGCGCCAGCGGCGACGCCTGGACGCTCGACACGATCCAGAAGTTCACTAGCGTTGGAGAGCCCGACGCTGTGCTGTTCCCTGCGATCGGACAGCCAACGCTCGCTCCAACGAGGACGTGGCAGTATGCCGTCGCCGGGGTGACGGTGGACGGGAAGGAGAGTCTTCCGAAACTGTCAGCCGAGCGCGAGGTCGGCGCTAACGTGTCGACCGTCATCCCGCAGCTGATCGAGATCACATGCGGTGACATCGTTGTCGATCACTACGCGGTCTACAAGGGTCTCGATGGGACGTTTGGGTTTATTGGGACTGCGCGTTGGCCGAGGACTGTGACCGAGCTGGCCGATGCCGCGTACTGGCGAGCGTACCATCTCGCATTCCATGAGTACGTCGTGTCTCTCGGACGTCGCCTACAGGACAGCGACCTGACCGCTGCCTACGCCTACGCCACAGCCGCTGGAGTAGCGGCTCGTGACGCAGCGGCAATAGCCGGAGGCGTTACACCTAACGTCGACATCCTGCGCTTCGAGGATGAGAATATCGCCCCTGACTATACGGACCCGCCGCGCAACGGAGCGAACGAATTCACCGAGGACGGGCGGTACAAGCCAGCCTGCGTCGCCTACTACCAGCAGCGGCTCGTGTTTGCCAACGTGCTCGACCGGGTTGACACGATCTTCATGTCGGAGGTGAGCGACTACCAGAGCTTCCAGCGCAGCATCCCTACGGTGGACGACGACGCAATCGAGGCGACGCTCGCGCAGACCCAGCTAAACGAGATCAGGTTCCTCGTCCCTATGCGGGATCTGCTTGTACTCACGACCGGGGCCGAACACGTCCTCTCCGGTGGCGGCAAGCCTGTGACACCATCAAACCTTGACGCCGCTCCGGTCAGCCATCGAGGCAGTGGCACGCTGCATCCTCTCGTGGTCGGGAACGTGATCCTCTTCAAGGACATCGGGGGCCACGTCCGCGAGTGGCTCTACGAGCACAACTCGAACGACTATCCAGCGGCAGACGTCGGTCTCCTGGCGAATCACCTGTTCAGAGACGAGGCCACCGGCAAGCCGGTGAAGATCACGGAGTGGGCGTACGTGTCGTCTCCGTCATCGGTGATCACGGCAATCCGAGCGGACGGGCTCATGCTGACATTCACCTACGTTCGAGATCAGAACGTGGCCGCATGGACTCGACACGTCACCGATGGGAAGTACCGATCGGTGTGCTCTGCACGAAACCTCGACGCTGAGGGTGAGACCATCTACACGGTGGTCGAGCGCGAGGTTGCTGGGGCAAGGACGTGGTTCATCGAGAAGAGCGCGACGCGCGACTTCACGTCGCCGTTTTCAGACTGCGCCGTCATCGTCGAGCTTGACTCCCAGACTCGCAACGGTGAGGCCGTTGGCGAGGACAACTGGGAGTTCATGCTCGGGACCGGGAGTGGCTGGAGCATCGACACGCTCGCCGAGCTGGTCTCTGGGGCGACCTGTGAGATCCGAATTCCGAAGTTCATCCTCCCCGGCTCGCTCCTCGGTACCCCCGTCTACCCAGACTTCGCTGGTGACGAGAAGCGGTGGATCGTCCTGTACGACGCCGACGGGAACCGCTACACGATGCAGATCCTCTCGGTGTGGCCTGGAATCGGCAACGAGGACACCTATCAGGTCGTGCTGAACATGGACATCCCCGCGGCCCTCGCCGTGGCTCCTGACGGCTCGCGTTGGGAGCTTGGGGCGAAGAGGTTCGTGGGCTACGACCACCTGATCGGCGAGACCGTCGCTGTGCGCGGAGACTCAGGGGCCCACGCGCCTCTAGTGGTTGAGGCCGACGGATCGATCACGCTGAACCTGATCGTTAACACTTGCGCCGCAGGTCTTCCGTTCGAGTCGACCGTGAGGACGCTCCCGCTTGCCGGGGGCCGTGGCGACATCAAGTCCAAGCAGAAGCTGATCAGCATCTGCGGCATCGACATCGCCGAGTCTGCCGGGATCTGGGCTGGAGAGTCGCTCGACAGCATGACTCAGCAGCGCGCCGCATTCGACGACCCGACTGCTCCGCAGACAGGGCGCGTCGACGTGCGCTACCAGAACACTTGGAACACGGGCGGTCAGATCTACATACAGAACCGAGATCCAATCGCCTGCACGATCCTCGGGTTCTCTCCGGAGGTGAGCGTTGGAGGTTAGGTTCCCAGACGTGAAGGACTCTCACGTCCTAGAGCTTGCCGCGTTCATGCGCGTCGACGACATCGTCGAGTGTCACGACGCCGGGTACAGGAGCGCGCTCGAAGCAGTGCGTCACTCGGTCGAGGCATCGGTTGAGTGTCGGGCATGCACGATCGACGGCGAGGTCATGGCAATCTACGGCGTGATTCCGAACGACGTGCTGAACGGGCACGGCACGCTCTGGCTCCTCACGACCGAGACCGTTGACGAGCACCGAAAGACGTTCGTGCGTTACGCCTCGCTCGTGCTGCTCTTGCTGAAGACGAGGTGGCGAAGACTTAGTCTTGGCATCGGGTCACGACACGTCGGAGCCCTAAAGCTCGCGCTGCACTCTGGGTTCAAACCCGGAGAGACGTACTTCGATCGTGATACCGGACAGCCCTTCACGCTTCACACGATCGGAGGTTGACATGGCTCCTGCCGCGATACCGCTAGTCATCTCGCTCGTCGGCACGGCGTACGGAGCCTACGCGCAGAAACAGGCCGGAGACTTTCAGGCGGCGATCGCCAAGCGCAACGCTGACGCCAAGGAGCAAGAGGCTCGCGACGCTCAGGCTCGCGGGCTCAACGAGGGCGTCGACATCGCGCTCAAGGGCGGTCAGGTCCGCGGGGCCATCAAGGCCGGGTTCGGAGCGTCCGGGGTCGAGACGACCAGCGGATCTGCTCTCGACGTCCTGAGTGATGCGGCAATGTTCACGGAGCTGGACAAGCAGACCGCCAAGTCCAATGCGGATCGCGAAGCGTTCGCGCTTCGCGTAGGAGCTGGGAACTACCTGGCCCAGTCGTCGGCAGACAAGTCCAGCGGCCGCAATGCAGCGGCTGGGACGATCCTCACAGGAACGTCGTCGGCTGTTGGGAACTACTACCAGGCTAAGGCGACGCGATGAAGGTCCCCGTCATCACAGGGCCCGAGGTTCGGCAGGCCCCTCTTGGAACGCCAGAGATCAGAGTAGCAGCTGGCCCGCTCGCGTTCGGAGCTGGCGTCGCCGCTGGAATCCAGAACGTCGGCGAGGTCGCTCAGGGCGTCGTGATGGAGCAGAAGCGCGACGCCGACTCTCGCAAGGTCATCGAGATCATGGGCCTCGCGACCGACCTGAACAACGAGACGCTCACGCAGCTCCAGTCGCGCAAGATGATGGAGGCGAGGGGCGTAACAGACGAAGCGCGCGGTGCCTTCGAGAAGACCGCGGTCGGCGCTCTCGCGTGGGCCGAGAACGAGACGCAGCGAGACATCCTCACTCGCGCCCTTACCCAGCAGTCGACAGCGATGCTGCAGAGCGCGCGGTCTCACGAGGTCCAAGAGCTGGACAACTACAACGAGTTCAGCATGGATCAGGCGATCAAGTCGTCAGAGCAGTCGGTGTCGATCGATCCGCTGAACTACGACCTGGCGCTCGTCTCGAAGGGGAACGCCGCCGCAGCTGTCGCGAAGAGGTGGGAGGGAAAGGTCGGCGCTGAGCAGCTCGCTCAGCTTCGAGAGGCTGCGGTCTCAAGCGTCACCACGCGACAGCTCGAATCGCTTCTCGCCAACAACAGGAACGCCGACTTCCTCGTGCTCTACCCTCAGGTCAAGGGTGAGCTGCGCGGAAAGGACGCGGACAACATGGCGAAGATCGCGTCAGCGACGAGCGACCTGAACGTCGAGCAGGCGCTGACAGATGTCCTCTTCGCAAAGCATCCAGACGACGAGATTGGCGCGTTGAACGAGGCCAACGCGATGCTCCAGGGTGAGCAGCAGGACAACGTCATGAACCGGCTCAAGGTCAGGTTCGGTGACGTTGAGAGCGCGGCGAAGAACGTCGAGCAGGCCGACATCGATGCGATCAAGTCTGCCTATATCAACGGCGGCTACCGCATGGCCGGTATTCCGTCGGACCTAGTTGCCCGCGTTCAGAAGCACAACCCCGAAGTGATCATCGCGATGCGCGACCACGAGCTTCAGCAGGCGACCAGGACAACCACGGTCAAGACTGATCCAGCGAGCTGGACGCGGTGGGCTTACCTGACCGATGAGCAGAAGCTCGATCCGAAGAACGATCCGATCCACTGGGTGAACACCTGGAACGAGTCCGACTACCAGCGCGCTGTGTCGACGGTAGCAGCCCTTCGGGCTGGCAGGGGCCCTGGTGGGAAGCCGAAAGAGTCCGTGACCGAGGCTGACATCAACAAGGTGATCACGGGAGAGTTCGATCGAGCGTACGGCCCGAACGGAAGAGACAGCGACGCGGACAAGAAAAGGTTCTCGAACTACGACGGATTCATGCGGAAACAGATCGAGCGTTACCAGGCGAGCAACAAGGGCCTACTCCCGTCCTTCGACGAGCTGCAGAAGCTGTCGGCGTACGCGCTCGCTGAGGGCAGCAGGGTCGGTCAGGGACGGATCTGGGGAGACAGGAAGGGTCGACGCTTCGAGTCGCTCACCAAGCCCGGTGGTGAGGAGTTCAGGCCGAACGATCCATCAGCTCCTCAGGACAATCCGATCGATGACGTGATGACTGTGCCAGACGACATCGCACTCAAGATCGCCGATCACTACAACACCCGAGGCATCTTCCCGACGAAGCAGCAGATCCTGAACACCTACCGCCGCAGCCTCGGGCTGCCCCCGGTGAAGTAGTGGGCGAGATCGACTACGGGCAATTCGTCGACGAAGAGATCGACGAGGCCGCGGCAGGCGCTGGCCCAGACCCAATCGCGGATGCCGTCGAGGCTGACATCGCTGACGCGCAGAACGAGCTGTGGGCCAACGCGAAGATCGCAGTGCAGACGCCACCCGATAAGTTCGCGAGCCTGTGGAAGACCGGGAGGGCCCTCGGCCTCGACCCCATGACCATCCGCGCCGCAGAGGAGCATGCGAAGAACGTAGAGAACTTCAACACGATGGGGCTCACCGACCTAGCCCGAAACAATCCGCGCCTCACCGAGTGGCTCTCGAAGAGGGACAACATCGCGCTGTCACACGACGACGTGAGCAGCGGGGCTCTCCAGAAGATTGGTGACGCCTGGATGGGCGGTGTCGATCAGGTCAAGCTCTCCGAGCGTTCGATAGCGCTGATGGGCGCTGGCATGGACCCGACGACAGACGACGCAATCATCGAGTTGAAGAGGAAGATCGAGTCGAGCGCGAAGACGATCGACGAGTCGGTGCGTCCTCTCAAGTCGGTGCTGAAGGGCGTCCAGGTTCTTCCAGGCATGGGCACAGCTCTCGGCATCGGCCTCGGCACTGGCGCAGCGGCTGGAGCCACGGCGGTCGGGAGCGGGGCCTACCCACTCGTTCCGTTCGCGGTAGGTGGCGGCGTTGCGCTCGGCTCAGGGGTCGGTACAGCCCGCCAGGAGACCGGAGCGGCCTACGTTCAGTACGTCGAGGAAATGAAGGCTCGCGGCGGTCCCGTAGACCTGAGAAGGGCCAAGCTGGCAGCAGAGGCCGTCGGTGCTATCAACGGCCTGATCGAGGTCGTTGGATTCGGGGCGATGCTCACGTTCCTACCCGGCCTGAAGTTTCTTGTCGGCGGCGAGAAGGTTGTTCTTCAGCAGTCTCTTCGGAAGCTGGTCGGCGACGCAGTATTGGGTTATGGGAAGCAACTGGTCTCCGAATCGGTCCAAGAGGGAGTTCAGCAGGTCGTGACCGATGTTGGACAGAACGTCGCACTGAATGACCCGACCGAGTTCGGCGTCGAGATCGAGTCCTTCACGGGGACCGCGGTCGAGAGCCTTGAGGCGTTCATGTTGGCTGGCGCAGTCGGCTCCGGCGTCAGCCTGCACCAGCAACTGAGGAACCGAGCGGCCGGTGAGGCCAACAAGTCCATCTTTGAGAGGAACGGGAAGATCGTTGCAGACGCGAAGCTGTCTGCGCGGTCTCCAGAGAAGATCGGAGAGATTGCGGATCTTGCCGTTGAAGGCGGTCACCCGTCGACCGTATACCTGGGCACCGAGGAGTTCAACACTCTTTTCCAAGACAAGCTCCCTCCAACCGAAGCAGCGGATCAGATCGGAATCGGCAAGGAGTATAGGACCGCGATGCAGGAAGGGTCGGACATCGCGATCCCGTTCAAGACGTACGCATCGAGGATTGCGAACAGCAAGTACCACCCACAGATCGCTGGCGATCTCAAGTTCGATCCAGACGACATGACGGCGCGACAGCAGGAAGAGTTCGACGCCAACATGAAGGACATGAAGAAGGTCGTCGCGGAGATCCGAGACGGTGGAGACAAGCACGTTGACACACCCGCCTACGATCTTCGCAAGCGCCAGCTGCTCGACACCGGGCGCGTCTCTGAGCGTGACGCCGACTTCTACGCGCAGCTGCATTCCTGGTTCGTCGACACGATGGGCGAGCGGACCGGAGAGGACGTGCTGGCCCAGTTCCCGCTCGTCGTTACCGCGACCGATCAAGCTCAGACGGATTTGTCGCAGGACACCAGGGCCGCGATAGAGACGCCAGAGTTCAGGTCGTGGTTCCAGGGTAGCCAGATCACGTCAGGTGATGGTGCGCCTCTCGTCCTGTACCACGGCACGAGGGCCCAGTTCGACACGGCGGCGATCGACACTGAGCACGGAGACCTCGGGCTTCACCTCACCGCAGACCCGAAGGTCGCAGGACTGGTTGTTAGTGCGGATCTTCCTCTGCTCAATTCGCGCGTCTACGATAACGAGGCTCCAGCTCGAACGGTGCCCCTGTTCGTGAACATGAAGAACCCGCTTCGTCTTCAAGACAACGGGTTCTGGGGAGCGAACAACATCATCCCCCAGCTGGAAAAGAGGGGGATGATCGGTAAGGACGCATGGACCGAGTGGCTCATGAAGTACAGGCAGGAGCGCGGCGAGGCCGACGCCTACGACTACAAAGAGGAGCAGCGACTCGCGCTCCAGGGTCTGATCAAGAGCCTCGGCTACGACGGCATCGTCTACCTGAACAGGCACGAGATCTCCAGCGCAGAAGGCCAGCCGATACAGGCCTACGATCTGACTCAGAAGTTCGCGACCGACGATCGCTTCCTGCGTCAGCATCCTGAGGCTCGCGACTCCTACATCGTCTTCGACCAGTCGCAGATGAAGAGCGCGATCGCTAATCGCGGAGCGTTCGATCCGAATGATCCGAGCGTTCTGAACCAGGCCGCCATTCGCGAGCAGGCCGAAGTCCTCGGTCGCACTATCCGCGAGATCAGGGCCAACATCGGAGACGCTCCGCTTGTTGCTGGCGCGCATCGCGACGGCAAGCCGATGCTCATGGTCGACGGCAAGGAATTCCTCGAAGCGAATCTCGACGAGGCCGGGGACGGCTGGACAGAGAGCGAGGCCGAGCTTCAGTCCGCAGTAACCGGTGCGTTCAAGAGCGCGGTCTCTGAGACGGGTCGCGGGCGAGAAGTGGTCGACAGCCTGTCCATGAAGATGGAGCCAAAGCCTGCCGAGTTCTGGGCGCGGGCGCTGACTCTTCCTAACCGGGCGCGCTACTGGTACGAGATCAGCGCCGAGTATTTCCGCCACGTCTTACCGGACCTCAGCTCGGAAGAACTGTCGCGCTTCATCGATGTCGTCGCGGCTACGAGCCCGCAGGCCGACCCGAACCTGAACATCGCGCGAGCCGTTAGTGTGTTCGCTGAGAGCATGGCGCACGTCCCGGTCGCGACGGACATCATCAGCCCGGTCACCGTGGGGGCCGCGCTGTCTGGCGCTGGGCTCGAAGGTCCGAAGGTCAGGTCGTTCTCTGGAACGATGCAGTACGTCCTGGGCCTCTCGAAGGAACGACCGCTCTCGACGAACGACAGGCAGGTCGCAGCGACGTTCGGTCTGAACGCCGACACTATCGGGAGCAATCCCGTCTTGTACGAGGTGCTGTCGCGTTTCTACATTAACCTCCGCGACTCGCTTAACGCCAAGCTCCCGAAGGGCGCGGAGCCGTACCAGACCTGGCAGCTCCAGGCGATGGGCTGGGTTCAGGAGCGTTACGAGAGCGAGCGCCGAGCGGGGGCCGGGAGAGCGACCAGCTCGGACGACTACCAGCAGGCGCTCGGGAAAGTTCTTCAGCGCCTCTCGAAGGCCGGCGTCAAGATCGATAACGGATCGATTCCAACCGACGTGCTGATGGGCGACGAGATCCCGAACATACTGTCTCGATCTCGCGAGGAATTTCTCGAGTCTCCGATCGCTACGATCGAGGTGCAAACCCTCCTCACAGAAAGCGGACCGGCCATCAAGGAGGCGGTCGAGCGCGCCAGGACGATCGGCGATCTCAACTCACTGGGCGAGTTCGACTCGATCACGAAGCGTGCCTTCTCAGGGCTCGGGAAGAGGGGCGGAGGCGAGAGCGCCGCGAGTCTTGCCGAGAAGATCGCTTCGGTCGTTAAGGGGGACAAGGTACGGATCAGCCGCGTCGTGAACGGGTACGGGACGTACCAGGGAAACGTCGGGGCAAACATCCGACTCCCGATGTCGGCTCTCAGCGAGGCAGAGCTTGAGACTTTCCTGTCCGTCATCGGAGACGCATGGAAGCAGGGGGCGATGGCGGCGTCTTCGTTTCGTTCCGTGCCGAACAACGATCCAAGCGCGAAGCCTTGGCCCGGATTCATCCGGACGTACCAGATCTTCCTTGAGAACCGCGTGTCCCTCAGCAACGGGGAGATTGCCTCGTTCTCAGAGGCCTTGGGCGGCAACGAGCTGAACGTGAACCCAAACGTCGCGAACGGGATCACGGTCGACATCAACCCAGCTTTCGGCGAGGACGGGCCGGTTGGTCCGGACCCGCAGATCGTGGTCGAGGCCGCAGAAAAGGTCTTCGGGGCGCACTCTTTTGAGACGTTCCCCAAGAACTACAAATCGACGTATATTGAGCTGGCTGACTACCCAGCGAAGAGGCAGGCCGATGTCGAAGCAGCGCGAGCCAAAACAGTCGACGCCATCATCGGCAAGTCCGGGCTCGACGCCAACCTCCTTGCCCGCTACTTGGACACCTCCGCGCCTGCCGCTTCACTCAAGTTTCTCAACCGCGCAGCGTCAGAAGGCGCTCGGGCTGGCAGACGACGAAGTGGTAGTGTCACTGCCAGCGAACAAGCCCGCGCCGAGAAGCTAAAGCAGTCCTACGTCTCGCGTCTGGCGACTCTCGAATCGCTCAAAGCCGAAGCGGCGAAGATCCTTTCCGACTACGAACGGACCCTCGTATCGACGTGGAAGCCCAAGGCTGACAAGCGGTTCGAGAGGAGCCAGCGCGGACTGAAGCTCGTCCAGAAGGCCAACAAGAAGGCCGACGCATCCTACATCGCAGACCCGAGCCCCACGGCTCCGGTGAGCGACAGGTGGACCGCGGATCGTGGCGCGGCTCCTGGCGAAGCCATGATGGAGCTGGACGGAGGCGTCGCGGCCATCGTCGAGATCGACGCCGAAGGAGCGATCCAGGGGGTTCAGGCCTACACGTCAGAGGGCGACCCTATCGCCCCGATGCGCGATAGCGCGACAGAGGCCGCAGCTGACGCCGAAGCATG